GTCTTCACTTTGGGAATGTTTTGTTTGAAGATTGAAAGTTATGATGATCGATACGATCTTTATCACACCCTCTGGCATTTGTTGTCAGGTTTGTCAATTATTATTCTTTGTCATTAAAATTTATCAATAGGAGAGAAAAATGGAATACTATCCAGTACACAAAATCGGTTTCGAGTTTACAGACGAAAATATGAATTACTTTCTAGATTGGTACGATCCAGAAGAGTATGAAGAAGGAGAAGAGCCTCAGACTGCTAGGATGGAATGGGAAAGCAAGTTTGGAGACTTTTCTTGCAACAAAGCTTACAGTGAGTTTGAAATGAAGTTTATTGACTTTATTTGGGATTACCTCGGAGAAGACTGTGAAATTAGGTCTTACGAGTGGCGTAAAGGGGGTTATATTCAAGGTTTGAGTGGTTTCCAATATGATGCGACCTATCTTACTTTTGAAGCGCCTGAAGACGGCGATAAGCGCCTCGAACTTTGCAGGAAACTGGAAGAGCGATTTGGCCTTCCAATGATTGAAGCAACATATTCTGAACTTGGTTAATTTCTTCTTGACTTCCTTCCTATAATCTGCTATAATCCTACCATACTTTTCACCACACAGGAGAACAAAATGAAAGAAAGAGTTGTGATCATCGACGGACTTAACTTTTTTTAATTTTTGTTACCTACGCACCTTTATTGTTAATCCTTGCACTATTTATTATAAATAGGAGGATTTGCAATGAGCAAGAAAGTGATTTATGAGATCAGAAACTCAATTAATGACAAGGTTTATGTTGGAAGCACGAAGGATTGCGAAGACAGAAAGAGAACACATTTTCGAAAGTTACGAAGAGGTAAGCATATAAACCAACATTTGCAAAGTGCTTTTAACCTATATGGAGAAGGTGCTATGAAATTTTCCATTTTAGAAGAGGTTGAGAAAGAAGAGGAACTCTTGATTAAAGAGAAAGAGTGGATGGATAAGTTCTTGTCATATGAAAAAGAGTTTGGATATAATTTAATGAAATTAGAAATGGGAGATTTGAAATACTACTCTCATTCCGAAGAGACAAAAAAGAAAATATCGACCGTAAACAAAGGGAAGCCATCACCCCTAAAAGGTAGAAAGCTTTCAGAAGAGCACAGAAAAAATATATCAGAAGCTCTTAAAGGTGTCAACACTTGGACAAAAGGGGGTGTACCTTGGAACAAGGGTGTTCCCTGCACAGAAGAGCGCAAAAAGAAGATATCGTCTGCAAATAAAGGGAAGCCGAGCCATTGGAAAGGTAAAAAGCTTTCAGAAGAGCATAAGGCAAAAATGAGTGAAACCCGAAGCGGCGAAGGGAACCCAAAAGCAGTTATGACTTGGGAAAAAGTTAGAGAAGTAAGAAAAAGATATAAAGAAGGTGGAATAACACAGAAACAATTAGCCGAAGAATATGGAGTATCAAATGGGTGCATTAAAGGAATTCTGCAAAACAGAACTTGGAAGGAGTAAAGAGATGAAAAGAGACACAGAGAGAATAATGATTATTGACGGGTTGAATATGTTTTTAAGAAATCTAATTGTAAACCCCAGTCTTTCAACCAATGGCGATCCGATTGGGGGCGTTAAGGGCTTTCTTGCGTCTGTGCAAAAGATGATCAGAGAACTTAAACCAGATCGGATCATTGTTGCTTGGGACGGCCCCGGTGGTTCTCAAAAAAGAAGAGCGCAAAACAAAAACTACAAAGCTGGTCGCAAGCCTATTCGCTTCAACCGTGGTGTCAAGCTGATGTCCGAAGAAGAAGAGGTCAAGAACAAGATCTGGCAACAAACTAGACTGCTGGAATACATCAACATGATGCCTATCCCACAGATCCTCCTGCAAGGTATTGAAGCTGATGATGTTATCGCAAAGATTTGCAGAACAATGCGGGGCTGTCAGAAGGTGATCGTGTCCAGTGACAAAGATTTTATTCAATTGTGTGATGAAGAAACAGTGCTTTATCGTCCAATTCAAAAAGAACTGGTCACAAAAAAGACTGTTTTGGAAGAGCATCAAATCTCTCCAGCAAACTTTGCAATGGCAAGAGCGATCGCAGGAGATAAGTCTGACAACCTTGCCGGTGTTCCCGGAGCAGGTTTGAAAACAATTGCAAAAAGACTTCCTTTCCTTAAAGAGGAAAAGGACGCAACCTTTGAAGATATATTTAAAGCTTGTGAGAAAGAAGAAAAAAAGCTGAAGTTTCACAATGGTATTTTGGAAAATAAAGATCTGATCAAAAAGAATTATGGACTTATGCAACTTTATACTCCAAATATTTCACCAAACAATTCAGCAGTGATCAAAGAAGCGATCGAAGAGATCAAGCCAGACTTTAACAAAACTAATATTATTAAGATGATGAATGAAGATGGCTTCGGTGTATACGACTGGGGCGACCTTTGGAGGTTCTGTAGAAAAAATGTTGTTGACTTGAAGAACAAAGTCTGATAGAATTCTATTTAAACTCACCCCCTCAAGAAACTAATCAAACAGGAGTAGATATGATTAACACACATGACAAGATAGACTTCTCTCGGTTCGGCAAGAAGTTCCAAGAAAGCCTTTGCCGAATTGTATTGGATGATCGCGAGTTTTGTGATCAGGTCTTCGAAGTTTTGAAAGTAGAGTTCTTTGAGGTTAAGTATCTTCAACTCTTCATTCAAGTCATTATTGACTACAAAAGAGAGTTTGGAGTCCAGCCTTCCCGGGACATCCTCGCCACTATTCTACGTTCAGGAATTGAAGATGAGTCAGATGTTTTGAAGAAGCAAGTTCGCGATTACTTCACAAAGTTGATCACAACAACGCCGGATTTTGAGGGTGATGCGTTCATCAAGAAAAAAGCTTTGGACTTTTGCAGAAAGCAAAACTTGAAAGAAGCCATGATCAAATCGGCAAAACTGATCCACTCTGCTTCCTTCGAGGAGATCAGTAGGATTATCAACGACTCTTTGAAACTTGGTTCAAATACAGATTTTGGATATGATTACCTGAAAGACTTCGAGAAAAGGTATGAGGTTAGGTTCCGAAGGCCAATCACGACAGGTTGGAAACAGGTTGATGCTATCACCGGTGGCGGTCTAGGTAAGGGTGAATTGGGCGTTGTTGTTGCCCCGACTGGCGCAGGTAAGTCAATGGCTTTGGTTCATTTGGCTGCACAAGCCTTGAAGCAAGGTAAGACGGTTGTTTATTACACGCTGGAACTGGAAGACACAGTTGTTGCAAAAAGATTTGACTCATGTCTCACTGGTGTTCATCTAACTGACTTGAACGATATGAAAGAAGTTGTTTTGGAAAAAGTTCGGGACTTGAAAGGATCTTTGATCGTTAAAGAATACCCGACGAAGTATGCTTCAACTGAGACAATCAAATCGCATCTTATTCGGCTCAAGAACAGAGGAATTGAGCCAGACTTTATTGCAATTGATTATGCCGATCTCTTGAAGCCTGTTCGACATCAAAGGGAAAAGAGACAAGAACTAGAAGAGATTTATGAAGAGTTGCGAGGAATTGCAAAGATTGCAGAGGCAACTTTGTATACAGCATCCCAAACAAACCGTTCCGGCTTGAATGCAGAGGTTGTTACAATGGAGTCAATCTCTGAAGCGTTTAACAAATGTTTTGTTGCAGACTTTATCTTTTCACTTTCAAGAACGGTGGAAGACAAAAATAACAACACAGGAAGAATCTTCATTGCAAAGAACCGAAACGGAGCAGATGGAATGGTTTATCCAATCTTTATGGACACATCAAACGTTTGCATTAAAGTTATCGATGACAATGGAGAAAGTCCATCTGTTGTGATGGACAGGGCAGCAAAGAAACAAGAAGAAAGTTTAAGAGAAAGATACAAGAAATTTAAGAGCAGTCAATAAGGAGACAAATAATGGAAAAGAGTAGTGAAATTTTGAGTGATGTCGTACAGTGGATGAAATACTCCAAATACGACGATAAAAAGAAAAGAAGAGAATTATTTCACGAAGCGGTCAATAGAAACCGCGCAATGCATTTGAAAAAGTTCAAACATATTCCGGGGTTTGAGGAGGAACTTATCAATGCTTATATGACCGTATACGACAAGAAAGTTCTTGGTTCGATGAGAGCAATGCAGTTCTCTGGTAGGCCAATCGAGATCAACCCTGCAAGACAATACAACTGTTCCTATCTTGCGATGGATGATTGGAGAGCCTTTTCGGAGATCATGTTCTTGCTTCTTGGCGGTACCGGCGTTGGCTTTTCAGTGCAGAGTCACCATATTGAAAAACTTCCAGAGATCAAAAAGCCGATCAAAAGAAAGCGACGTTATTTGATTGGAGATTCTATTGAAGGGTGGGCAGACGCAGTCAAGGTCTTGATGAAATCTTACTTCTCCGGCTCCAGTACGGTTGTGTTTGATTACAGCGATATTAGAGCAAAGGGCGAACGTTTGATCACTTCGGGTGGGAAAGCTCCCGGCCCACAACCTCTCCATGATTGCCTTCACAACATCCGAAAGGTTTTGGAAGCAAAAGAAACTGGAGAAAAGTTGACTTCTCTAGAAGTTCATGATATTGTATGTTATATTGCTGACGCTGTGTTGGCTGGTGGCATTCGTCGTGCTGCTTTGATCTCTCTTTTTGATTTTGACGATGAACAAATGATCGCTTGCAAGGCTGGTAATTGGTGGGAATACGCGCCACAAAGGGCACGTTCGAACAACTCCGCAGTTGTTCTTCGCCACAAGATCAAAAAAGAAGAGTTCTTGAAGTTTTGGGAGAAGATTGAAGCTTCTAACTCCGGAGAGCCGGGCATCTATTTCTCAAATAATGCTGATCGCGGAGTTAACCCATGTTGTGAAATCTCCCTGAAAAGCCACCAGTTCTGTAACTTGACTACTGTAAATGTCTCAGATGTTTACGATCAAGAAGAACTGGACAAGAGAGTAAAGGCTGCTGCGTTCATAGGGACGGTTCAGGCAGCGTATACGGACTTCCATTACCTTCGAGATAGTTGGAGGAAGGTTACGGAAAAGGATGCCCTTATTGGCGTTTCTATGACCGGTATCGCATCCGGTGGGGTGATGAACCTTGACCTTAAAAGAGCGGCGCAAGTTGTCAAAGAAGAAAACGCTAGAGTGGCAAAGATGCTTGGCATCAATCCCGCCGCAAGAACAACTTGCGTGAAGCCTGAAGGAACTGCTTCGATCATCTTGGGAACCTCCAGCGGCATCCATGCTTGGCACGACCAGTATTATATCCGTCGTGTTCGAGTTGGAAAGAACGAAGCGATTTATCCTTACCTGAAGGAGGTTGCTCCTGAAATGTTGGAAGATGAATTGTTCAACCCTTCGGCACAAGCTGTTATCAGTGTCCCACAAAAGGCTCCAGAAGGCGCTATTACTAGGGACGAGGACGTTATGGAAATGCTGGAGAGGGTTCGAAAGTTCAACGTTGAGTGGGTTCAAGAAGGCCACAGAAGTGGACAGAACACAAACAATGTTTCTGCAACAGTCAGCATTGGTCAAGGTGAATGGGAAAAGGTTGGAGAATGGATGTGGGAA